TCCTGGTATTAGTATGAAGTTTGACGAAAGAACTATTATAGAAGATATACGAAAAGAAGTTAGATAATGCCAAGAAAAAAGAAAAAATCGAGAGTCAATCAAGCAGGTAATTATACTAAACCTACGCTAAGAAAGCGTTTATTCAATAAAATCCTAAGAGGGAACAAAGGTGGTAATCCTGGACAATGGAGTGCAAGAAAAGCACAGATGTTAGCACTTGCTTACAAACGAGCAGGTGGAGGTTATAGATAGTGGCTCTCAAAAAATCACAGAAGAGTCTACGCAGGTGGACAAAACAAAAATGGGGTACTAAGTCAGGAAAACCTTCTAAAAAGACTGGCGAGAGATACCTTCCTCAACGACTACTCAAAGCAATGAGTTCGTCAGAATACGCATACGAAACTCGTAAGAAACGCAAAGCTACCAAAGCAGGAAAGCAACGAGCTAAGTATTCTCGCAAAACAAGAAAAAGAATGCGTAGATATTCATAATTTGTTATATTCAGTATTATTAATCATACTGGAGGACAGATGTCTAAAGAAACAAAACAAGATGAATTTAAAATCGTATTAGAAGATGGCAAAGAAGTAAACTTTGACGACTTACAAGACGAGCAGAAAATAATGGTAAACCAAATTCGAGATTTAGATATGCAATTAAGCAGACTGAATTTTCAAGCACAGCAATTACAAGCTGCTAAAAACCATTTCTCAACTGAACTTAATTCTTCTTTGAAAGAAGAGAAGGAAGATGCCTAAGTTAAATGTAATAGCAGGAATTATAGATAAGGTTGCAGACAATGTTGATAGATTTACATTGGATAAAGAAGAGAAGGCACAACTTATTGCTGAAATCAATAAAGCACAGCTCGAAGTTAATAAAGTCGAAGCTGGACATACAAGTATGTTTGTTGCAGGTTGGCGTCCTTTTGTTGGTTGGACTTGTGGTATAGCTTTATGTTATCACTTCGTTCTACAACCGTTCTTACTATTTCTCTTATATTCATTTGGTTATCAAGTGGATTTACCAGTGTTCGATATGACAACCCTAACCACGATACTTCTGGGTATGCTCGGTCTTGGGGGAATGCGTTCATTCGAAAAAGTGAAGAAGTCAGCATAATGGAGTTCAATGCAATCATTGAGAAAGTCCTCGAACACGAGGGTGGTTATGTCAATGACAAAGATGATTTAGGTGGGGAAACTAAGTATGGTATTACCAAACGATTCTATCCTCACCTTGACATCAAGAACTTAACCAGAGAACAAGCAAAAGAAATATACTATCAAGACTACTGGATTCCTTCTAAAGCCAAATCATTACCAAAGGATTTACGCTATCCATACTTTGATTGTGTAGTCAATACTGGACAACGCAGAGCAGTAAAGATATTGCAACAAGCGTGTAATAATAAAAACACCTTTGAAATCAAAGAAGATGGACTTATTGGTGCAGCAACTATCTCTGCGTGTAAACGATTAGAGCCAGATAGATTTGTTTCTTATAGAATTTTATTCTATTCTTTGTTAATTTCTGAGAACCCTACGCAAGAAAAATTTTGGTATGGGTGGTACAAAAGAGCTAAAGGAGAGTAAATGCCTACATATATAACATCACGAGATTTAAAAGATACCTTTCCAAATTTAGATGAATTTGATACAAAGAAACCATTATATGGTTGGGTAGTAGATTCAGTCAGTAGATATGTTTCTCACGACTCTGGATTAGTTACACAACTCTTTGCAGACGGACAAGATTTAGGTGCAGCAGAAGCATCAAAGACTGATGTAAACTCTAATGGTAAATGGTACTATGAAGAGTCAGAGGACGCAGTATATTATTACAATGACGCAAGTAGCCCTGATGATTTATTAATGGAAGCAGGTGAGGATTTTGTTACTTTGAAGAATAGAGTAATGAAAGACGCAAGTGATTATGTAGACTCTAAATTAGACGCTACGCTTCCAAGAGAACAATTTTTATTAAAAGATGGTACATACGATTATCTTATTAGACGCTTGACTTCATTGGTTGCAGCATTCTTTCTTGTCAAAGGAAAAGACCCAACAAGCGAAATAGCAGAAGCATTGTTTGAAGAAGCTACAATGCACATCGAAGATTTAAATGCAGGTAGAGCCAAGTTAGCATTTCAGAATACTGGTGATGCTTCTAAAGGGATTGTTAGACAAATCTCTGTGTCTGGAAGTCTTAATATTGTTGACACTAGAGGAAATTACTATGGTAGCTATGATAGATTAAAAGTGATTGTAACTACTGCTGGTGCTATTGGAACTGCTAAATACTCTGTGTACGCAAAAGATACTGATGGACTAAAAAACAATTTAGTATTACAAGATGAAATTATTAATGGTGATTATCAAGAATTAGTAGGTGGTTTACAAGTAAGATTTCAGGGTTCATCAGACGCATCTACTGCAACGCAGAATGATGAGTGGGAAGTAGAAGTATCTGGAATCTATGAAGAAGTAGATAATCCTTCTATGCGTTCTGTTAAAATGACTCGTAAAGATTTCAAACAATTCTATCGAGGTAAGAATGGCAGTCGCATCTACTAATGCTTGGAAAGTAAATGTAGAAGAAACAATTCAACAGGGAATAAAGAATGAGTTCTTTGCTTCTCTACCTATTTTTCGCTCAAGAGATTTTCAACACAGAGGAAATCAATTCTGTATTATAAAAGGCATTGATTCTGATACACAAGATACAATGTATTCTGTATTACCAAACAATTATAATGTTACTTTAGAGTTTTTTATGTTAGACCATAAACGCAACGATATAACGGTAAAGCGTTTTTTTAATATGGTATCACGAGTAGAAGAAATATTTTATACATTGGTAGACATAGACCCATTATTTAACTGTACGATAAACGCAATAACATATGAAGATGATGAAGAATTTAATGGATATAGAAAAGCAACTTTTGATATAACCGTAGGAAATGTACGATAATGGCACTGACATACGAAAATATTACTTATGAAAAGATTATGACACCACTGCGTGATAAGTTACGCACAGAGTTTAAAGGTGGATTGCCAATATACTTTGACAATCAACACCAAGACATTGGTACAAAATCATTACGCATTTATCCTACCTCACAAGAATTAGTAGAAAAAAGAACAAAGTCCTACATCAATGTTTACAATATACAGATGGATTATATATTGAAAACATACAGAGACGATGAAAAAGCATTAGACCAGATGTACAAAGATGTTACCAGAATTGAAACCATATTGTTTAACAACTCAAATGGTGGAGATATACCTTATTTTTACGCAGGTATGCCTGAAGTAGAGCATAATGTAGACGCAGGGATAGACAATGTCTATGTGTCAAGAATAACCGTTCCAGTGCTATATGAAGAGGTACACGAGCAATTTGTAAGATTTATTACATCTAATGATAATTTCTTTGTAACTTCAGATGGACTTTTTTATATTGTAAGGAGTTAATTATGGCTAAAAAGTATAAATTAAAAGATAAGTTAATGCCTAGAAAACCAAGTTTTTTAAAACTACACCCTGAGGACTGGGCAAATTTAAATGGTGGTAAATCTATTGAATTAGAAAGCGTACCATCTATAGCTAAAAATTATTTAGAAGAAGTAAAAATTAAAGAGGTAAAAAAAGATGGCAAATAGTAAAGTAAGTTTTAGTCCAAAAGATTTTCAGTTAGCGATAGCACCTGAAACTGCAGTAGGTACACCTATTGAAGCTGCAGGTCAAGCTACATACAAATATATCAATATTGATTCTATTGAGTTTCCTGCATTAAATCCACAACAGGTTTTAGATGTAAGACACGGAGCAGGTAGAACATTAAAAAAAGTTGATATGTTTTTATCTAACAAACTAACCGTAAAAGAAATTAGTTTTTCTGGTATTGCAGATAGCACTATTTTACCTATGTTACTATCAAACATTACTCAAGAAACTGCTTCTACTTATGATTTTGAAATAGCTTATGACCCAGTTGAAGTTAAAGTAGGCGAATCATTTTCTGATAACACTGGTACTTTTACCGTGTTATTAGATTCTCCACAATCTGGAAGTCAAATGCAATTTCCTGGCTGTGTATTAACTTCTTTAACATTAAATGCAGATATTGGAGAAGAATCAGGTAGGGTTAAATTCTCTGGTACATTTAAAACAGGTGTAAAACCTGTATTAACTGGAGTGTCTGCTATCTCTGTAACAACAGCTACTTATTTCAATTCTAACTATTTTATGACTGACTATGGTGACGCAGGTGACGCAGGAGCAGCTACCACTATAGCAGGTATAGATGACCCTGTAGTAAAATCATTCAGTTTAACTATGGAAAATGATGCACAATTTATGGGATTTGATTCAGACGGTAATTATCAAATTATCGCAAGAGCATTACCAGAAGTTTCTGTAACATTTGATTCTACAATTAAATATGATGACGAAACAGAAGGTTTGATTAATACATTTGAAACACAATCTACTGGAACAGTTGCAAATACATTAACAGCATTAACTTCCTCAACAAGAAACTTTGGTATTTCAGTACCAGCAGCAGTAATTACTGATGTAAGTTTCTCTGAAGAAGAAGCAATGTTTATGTCTGTTAGCACTAAAGCAGTAGCAGATGCAGGTGAAACTAATCTTCTGTCAATATCAGTAGAAAACTCATAAACCAATAAAGGATAATCAATGTCTAAGAAAATAACACTCAAGAGTGGCAAGAAAGCTACCCTTGTAGAAATGTCTGTAGACTCATTCGATAAATGTATGGACTCTGTAGAGTTTGTACAAAAAGATGGCGAGTCAACAATTAAAAATCAATTTGCATTAAGTACGCTATGGATTAGAAATGGTGTAGATGGTGCAGATGATAAGTTCATTAAATCTTTATCTATTGAAGATAGAGTAGAATTACAACTAGCTATTCAGGATTATAATAGCTTGGGGGAATAGATTCCCTCTCACTGGAATTAAATATATTGATAGATGATTGGTGTGAGGGTTGCAAATATTCTACCTTTCCATATAAAGCTAAGTTACCTCTTAAAAAGAATAACAGCGTTCACACCTTTACATCTATGGACGATGTATGGTATGTTATCAATCTCTTAAAAGAAGAATTAGAAGAACATAACGAAACAGCAGAAAAGAAGTTTGAACTACATCAAACTATTAAGTCACATCTACCTTTTTTTGCTTGTCCTAATCATTTTCTAACCAAAGAATCTCAACGAGATATTAAAAGATATACGTATTCACAGAAGATGAATGTACCTCCTTATGAAGGTTCTTACGGAAATCACCCAAAAAAATGGATTGATAAGTGCAATGTTATAGAAAAAATGTTAAATTATATCCAATCAGAACAATTTAAAAAGAACAAGTAATGGCAGATACAAAACTAAAAGTACAAATTCAATTCCAAGCGACTGGTGATAAAGAGTTAGCAAGAGCATTTAAAACTGCTGCTATTGCAACAGAAAAATTAAAAAATGCTAACGAAAAATTAAATAACGAAACTAAAAAAACTAGAAAAGGTTTTTTTCAAATTACCAAAGAAGGTAGGTTGGTAAGGAATACTTTTGCTACTATTCGTAGTAAGTTATTACTTATGTCTTTTGCTTTTACTTTGGTTACTGGGACTGTTGGTAAATTTATAAGAAAATCTGCTGAATTTGAAAAAGTTAAAGTAAGATTAAATGCTATGTTCGGTTCTGTGGAGAGAGGTACAAAAGCATTTGATACCTTTAATCAAATAGCTGCAACTACTCCATTTACATTGCAAGATGTTGTTGAAGCTGGGGCTACATTAAAAGCATTTGGTGCTGATGCAGAAGCATTAATCAAACCTGTTTCTGACTTAGCTGCATTTATGGGAACTACTGCAACAGAAGCAGCAGCAGCACTTGGTCGTGCGTTTGCAGGTGGTGCAGGAGCAGCAGACATACTTCGCGAAAGAGGTATTTTACAATTAGTTAGAGATAGCCAAGGAATTAAAGATTTAACTAAAATTACTTTACCAGAGTTTAGAAAAGCATTAGAAAAAACTATTACTGACCCTTCAGTTGGTGTAGCAGGTGCAACTGACAAATTATCAAAAACATTATCTGGTTTATTTTCAAACTTAGCAGACTCGTTTACAAGATTAATGGCTGCAATAGGAGATGTTGCTGCAGGCACTAATTTTAGAAAAGGGGTTTCGGCTCTTACAGTTTTATTTGCGAATATGGCATCATCTTTAAAAGAAATTAATAAAAGCGATATTGAAAAAATTAAAGAGTTAAGAGAGGTTTTAGGAATAGAAGCTCCTAAAGAAGATGTAGGCAAAGAAAGCGATGCAATTCAAGTAAGAATAGAAAATTTAAAAAAACAAGTTAAAGAAGGCAGGGGTTTAGAGGTAGTAAATAAAGAATTGAGAGATTCTTATTCAGTTTTATTACAGGCAATTCTTGATAATCAAAAAGCAGAAAGTGAAGATAATTTATTTCAAAGAGAACGAGCTGCAAAAGCAAAAGCTAGAGCAGAGTTTAGAGTAAAAAGATTAGAAAAAGAAAAAGCAGTATTAGATAAATTATCTCAATCTTATTTAGATTTTGGAATGTCATTAAGTCCATTTTCTGGAGATATATCTAATATACTTTTTCGAGATATTGCAATAGCAGATTTAGAAAAAGAATTTGACAAGTCTATTCAATCCTCTGGGCTAAAGGCAAGGATTCCATTAGAATTGGAAATTCCAGAAGCATTAATTCCTCCTGATAAAACGGAAGAATTAGCCAAAGAATTAGAATTTTTATTTGAGTTTGAAGATTTATTTAAAGACCAATTAATAAATGGATTTACAGATTCTATGAACCAAATACTTGCATTGCAAAAGCAAAATCTTGACCAAAGAATTAACAATGAGTTAAAAGCATTAAAGAAAACAGATAAGTTTAGAAATGCTTCTATGGAACAAAGACAAACAATGGAAGATGATTTGAGAGCTAAATTTGCAAATGACCAAAAAAGATTATTCAAATTTCAGAAAGCTATGCAAATATCACAAGTTCTTATTGACACTGCAACATCAATTAATAAATTAATGGCTGCAGCAAGAGCAACAATGAATCCAGTAATAATAGGTGCTGCTAAAGGAATGAGTGGAGTAATGGGTGCATTCGCTGCAACTCAGATAGCAACTATATCTAAACAAGAAGCACCAGCATTTGCTCGTGGTGGTTCTTTTATAACTGGAGGAGAACAATTTATTAAGGTTGGAGACAACGCTGGTGGTAGAGAACGAGTAGATATTACACCTTTATCCAGTCCAGACTTTGGTGACGCAGGTGGTGGTACTGGCGTTACTGTAAATATTATGGGTAATGTTATTGGAACACAAGAATTTGTAA